GTTTCCCAGTCACGATCAGTTGGTTTAGGGGCACTACCACACATATTGAGTTCTCCTTAACTTATACTGAGTATAAAACTACTCAAGAGTCTAACCTATCTAGCACGTTTCGTGCAACCTTTTTAACCGGTTTACCACGCATTGTGTGAATATCGTTGTTAGGTACTGTTTTCTTAGGCACATGTTCCGCAAATGTAAGACATAAAGCGTCAGCCCAATCAGGTGAAGCAAGGCCACGTTTCTTCATGTCCTTCTTGCGTTCCATCATTAACTGATCTTTATCATTGTGACTATATTCTCGATCAGTTAATTCTTTCTCCAACTGAGGATTATCTTTAACAGCGCCGCCGGCGAACAACCAGTTACGCATTCTCGACCACATCTCAGCAGTACGATTAACGTATTGTCTATCATCTGCTGCTTTCTCACCGAACCCGACATCAACAGCGTTGTAACCTAGTTGTCTGAGTCTGTCACCGATAGGTCCACCCATAGCACCGGAGTCAACAAACACAACATCCGGTTTATGCCGGTGCAAAACATCAGTAACTTTACTCACAAACTTCATTGAGTCTCTGATCTTCTCGCCAGGGATTCTATAAGCCATTTCAGATCGAGCATCAAAACCTCTACGAAACTGTATCATTGCGTTGTCATCACCACCACGAGCACAGTCAATTCCGCAGATCAAAGGGTCATCAGGGTAGTAACGCACGTCAATCTTTTGCGCAGTGTGAACAACATCATTAGGGATGTATTGCATATCGCCGGCTTTAGGGAATCTACCCAAAACTCGCACACGGAAAAAGTCAGAGTCCTCTCCCCAATCTTGCCGCCATATCTCGATCTGTTTCTTGTTGGTCATCTTGGCGGTGCGACTATCAATTTGCGCTAGTTTCCAACGCTTCTTGATCTCACCGTTGAAGATGTCATGGAACATACCGCTGTTACGAGTTGGGTTCCCAAACACAAAGTGCATAGGCTCACCGTCAGTCTTACCACCTTCAGCAACCTCGTAAATCTTATCAGGGATAGCCGAACCCTCATCAAACAAGTACCATGGTGTAGAGTTAGCACAGTGCAGACCAGCAAACGACTCGCTGTTCTCTTCACGACAAGTTTGTGCGTCAACACGCCACGTTTCAGAATGACCATGACGATAGATTGACATACTATTTCTACCGTTGTTGTATTCAAACCAATGACCGGTCATGCAGATTTTACGCCACTTACCTAACTCACCCCAAGTCTTAGTTCTTAACTGGTCACCGGTGTTAGCTGTAACTACACCTTTACTGTGTGGTCTGGTAGACATGATGAAGAGAATGATCCAACCTGATAAGGCAGATTTACCGATACCGTGGCCCGAAGCAATGCCAAACTGAATAGGGTCACAAGGAGTGAAACCATCAAATCCTCGATCTTTTATTTCATCTCCCCATTGTTGTAGCAGCGTGATCTGCCAATCATCAGGACCATCGAAGTCTTCAAGGATTGTACCAGGTTCACCCCACGGAAAAGCCCACAACACCCAACCAAGAGGATCATCATAATATTGAGCGCAATCACTAGAGATCTCAGCGTCAATATTAGTTATACGTTGTGAGCCGGTACTCATACTACACGCTTCCGTGTTTCAGGGTGAACTTGCACATGCAGGTGAAGGTTTGAACCAGAACCGTGTAGCAAGGTACAGTTCTTCTTTGAGTCAGGATTATAAACCCAATTATCATTGATTAGTTTTTCAATGACAGCCCCAGCTTCAACGTTACGCATTCTGAGATCAGCACCACGCAAAGGTAACGTGCCGTGGACACCTGAGTCGTTGATTCGATAAAGGCTGGTGATAGTAAACTCAAAACCGGTTTCTTTCTCAATCCAAACCAAGATGTTTCTCAGTTTTGAATCAATAAACTCTAGTTGTGCAATATCTATTTTCATGATGACCTCTTATTTCAAAACACGATCAAATATTTTAAGAATCAACGGCTCCAGATTCTTGACGGTACGCTCACCGAAGAGAAACCCTAGAACGAGAAGATTAATCACCGTTAGGGCTAATTCTTGTTGCTCAGAGAAATTAGAACTAGCGTCAAAGAACCATTTGTAATCCATGTATAATGTGGCAAACCCCCAAGTTGGACGTTGCACACCACGGAGGAACAACATCAACCGACCAAGAATAGGTAAAGCTAGTAAGTCTTTTGCTGTACCCTCTTGTGCTGCAATTCTTTTATCTAATTGATTAGCGGCAGAGGTTAGCATTTTCTCCGCTTCCCTTTGTTTATCATTCAACATTTGTTGAACTTTTAACTCTGCTTCGGCTTTCTGCTGCGGTGTCATGTCAGGTGGGAAGTATGCAGTTATTCCATCCTTAATTTCCTTGAACAATGACCCACCGACGAAGTTAGTTATTTGTGCTAGAACGCTCATTATTACCTCCTATACTTCTTACAATTTGGACAACCTTTATCTCCAAGCGTATGACCGCAATATGGGCATCTTCCCATGGTTCACTCCTATTGGAAGCGCAGAACACCAGTTCCGTTGAATAATACTTGACCAGAACCAGTAAACCCTGTGCCTGAATTTGTTGGTGCCCCACTACAAGCACTACAACTACCACCACAATCTACTCCTGTTTCGTCTCCGTTTTGGATACCGTCAGAGCAGGTTGCTGGGGTTGTGTCTCCGTACCGGAATAAAGACCCAGACGTGCCACTGGTAAACACTGCTGTTAGGTTCTCAATGATTGAGCTTGTACCACCGTCTACGTTAAAGCCTGACCTAGACGTAGAACCACTCAACAGATCCTTTGATTGTCATCGCCATTGCTGGAAACGTAAACGCTACGATCAACACGATTAGTAATAATTTTCTCATCGATTTACCCCTTTACATAAAGTCAGATGTATCTATTTGTTTAATGTTACGATCTCTAGCTCGTTTTCGTCCAGCCATGAGTCGATTAGTAAGATCCTGATCAGTAGTAACTTCGATTCTATCCATGAACGCTTTAACGTTGGTATGTTTACCGATCATGTCTAACGTTTTGAGTCTATCGAGTATCTTGACATCCTTGACATGATATAAGTCTTCACCGTCACGACGACTATCAATCTTAACAGCAGTTGCCATTTTACGCCACACTTCAGGCCACTCGTGTATTGGTTTCAAGTCATTTGATCCAGGTACGAAGATATCAGCCATATCAGCGTTAAACATCTTATCGAGTTGTATTAATACCCAATCAGCATCAATCTGTGTTCGTTCAGCTCGTTGCTCCATTTGTTCAGCAACAGCTTCTTGAATATCAACATCAGCCAAATACCCAGATCCAGTGGAAGCAGCAAGACCAACACGTTCCGCTGCTTTACCTGGTTTGAAGTCTTTCAAATACTCCAACACGAACATGCGTTTAGAAGGAGATAGTTGGTTTAGTTTATCGTTCATAATTAGACACCTGGATGAATATAGTAATCAACAGAAACGTTAACATAATTACTCGACACGGTGTTGTTAGTCACACGTAACAAATAAACAGTGTTGTTACCTAAAACGAACTCATCAGCTCTATCTACAGCACCGCCGACTGATTTACCATTACCTATCGTCTTTTCAAATAATTTTGTACCGTCAGTGGTGATTGTTGGTCCAGTATACATAGGCAGATAATCATTAAATGTTGTATTTCTATTACGACTAAATGGTGTCCTAATAGTACCATTATCGCTAACAACTGTACCTTCAAAGAACTCAACCATAGCTTCAGCTTCAGAATCAACAGATCCTTTGAAATGATACAACTTCTGATCCTGAGACGGGAATGGTGGCGTTTCGTTGGGTACAACTATCAGCAAATCCAACACTCCACCGTTAGCTAATATCTCAGTGAATGACAGCTCATAGCTATCGCCGCAATGGATCTCATGGTGTTCTGGCGAGATAGTGATCAATGAACCTTGAAATATGTTGTCACCAAGGAGTCGAGCCACTGTGCCAAACTCATCAACGATGTAAGGTGATGTCATTAGTCGTTGATTATTGTCATCACTTATCTGCGACTCAATTTCTTCCAAAGATACTTTCAGATTACCACCCTGGGTAGCATCAATGTCAGTAATTGTCCCATCTGGTTTAGTAGCTCTGAGTATTGATGACGTACTAATAACCTTCTGAATAGTGATGTTGGTGATTGTTATAGGATCAGCAGTATGAAACTCCAACAAGACAGCATTACAAACTTCTGGCCCGAATTGATAGTTGTATGATGTGAGTTTTGTATTATTGGCTGAATCATCAAATGTCTCACGTTCTACTTCACCTGAGCCTAAAACTTTAACCACAACGTTACTGAAACTATCCCCAGGATGGTCAGCGCAACCAAGACCAACCTGGTTGAGAAATACAGTCCTGTTGAAATGAATTAATATTGTTTTTGGATTATCGGTTGATGTGTTTTGTATTGCTGTGTGAAGGTTATTAAAAGGTATTGATACAACATCTCCACCAGCAGAATCGAGATCAACCCAACCGGCAGTATCTGACTCAGAGATCCACAGATCCTTAACATACACACTATCACCATCGGTCGGTACTGGTGATTGAATATCAGCACCGATAGGTATTGAACCATCATCTCTCAATAGCACTTCTTTGCCAGTAGAGTCGGCTATGCGCCTAAATCCAGCAACAGATATGATAGCGTTAGGTATCATGGCGTGATTGCTTTCTCAACCAGTTT